AGAGGGCAGCTCCGCTTCCTAAATCGACTTCATTAATACCGTCAGCATCAATAAATACACCGTCAGGAACAATTCTAGCTTTAATTTGTTGTAGCTTCAAGTGATCCAATTGGATACTATCGGCAAAAGGAATCATTCTCTTAACTAAAGAGTCGATATTTCCTTTGTACATTCTTGGTGCAAATCCGATAAAGTTTGGAAGAGGTCGATTAGATGGGGATTTAGGTCGCACCATATTGGTAGACATCTCCCACTTAAGGATTTCATTTGTACCTGCAACCATGATCCCAGTATACCAAACTGGCTTCAATATATCAATAACTTCAAAGTTTTCGTTTTCCTCTGGTGAGAAACTTGAGTCCTTCTTGATTATTTTATTTCCTCCAATCTTAGTTTTCTTATTCTTGTAGACAAATCGCTTGTCCATAAGATAATTGAAATGAAGTAATGTAACGGTATCTTTCGAGAAGATATCATCTTGATACTTACTTATTTCTGGATATGCACTAAGCCATGATGTCCCATATACTCTTAACTCCGCTAATCGCTCTGAAGTCAAGTCTGGATTGATTTTTAATAGTTCTGTATAATGGACTGTATCAACCTTACCAAAATAGAAGCAATCAGAAAAGTCTGGCTTCTCTGTATAACTCCATACCATTTTAGCTGGATCTTCATACGTCACAACAACTCCATTTCCTTTCTGGAAGTCATGACTTACGAAAGATACTCCAATCTCTACTTGATCTTTGTCGATCTGAGACTGTATAAGTTTGAAGTCATTTAATTCAAGTACGGTGTCAAGAGCGATTTCTTCTGCAATTTCAATGGACGGCTTATATTTAAGCTCCATATATAGCGACATCTCATCATCGCTTTGAGGCAATTCTTTTGGATCTACATTAAATGCATTTATGCCGAATTGCTGTTGAGTTTGAAGTAAGAATTCCTTAGCAACCATATCTGCCTCAACCATATCTTGGAAGAGGTTTTTCTTTTCTGCTGAGGTTGAATCTTGAGCTGTTGCCTTGATTTTGTAACCTCTTTCAGACATGCCGTTTACAACAATATCAACAAACTTAGGGATGATCGGTACGACATCCCAGTTTAGGTTCATATAAGACAAGTCTCCATCAACGGACATCTCTTTCTTATATTTGCCTATTGGTTGATTTCCTCTAGCGTAAAGTCTTAATCTGTGAAACTCAGCTCTCTGACTGTAGTATCTACAGCTACCTCCGTCCTTATTAAACCATTCATGCTGAATAGCTTGTCCGATTCGTAATCCGAACTCAGGTGTATCTTTTTGACTCTCTGATATGTCGCTACTTGGGAATGACTGAGGAGTTAGTATGATTTCTGGCTTCATTTAATTATCTCGCTATTGTGACCATTATTGTTGTATTTTACAAAGTTAATGGAAATTTTCGACTTTTTGGTTTGAGGTCTAAAGCTGTGTCGTCTAACCGCCATGATTGCAAGTCCAGATGAAATGGATGCATCATGCTTGGTTCTATTAGATGGAGTGAATTTAGCCCAGTCTTCTAGAGTCTTGTTGAAATACATCTCTCCACAAAATTCTGGACTTCTATATTCACCTTCTGTGTCATATCCAACATACTGTTCAATGTACGATCCAATGCCAGCGGCATGAGTCTGAATCATGTCTTCCGACGAGTTAGGTACACCACCGAGTTCTTTCTCTGTTGGAGATAGCTTTTCTAACGGCTTGTCTGGACGATTGATTGAATACTTTCTGTATCCTCTGTTTTTGAAGTGATACAAAAGTCTTGCCTTGTTGTTTTCTGCAAGTATTGGCATGCCGTAGAAATGACAAGCCATAAGTACGTCCTCGAAGAATATCTCTGCAGTTGCTGGACGTGCAATGTACTCAAGGAAGAAAAAGTTAGATGGGACCGATGGGTCCATGTTGTATGCGGTAAGTCCATGAAGTGCACCGTTCGATCCTCCTCCTCCTACTACACCAGAAATATCATAAGGGTCACATCCAAATGCGCCTAAGTCTTCATTTGCTGGATGCTTTTTGCCTTCCTTCATGATAAACCTATTCTGCATATCTTTTGGCGGAATCCAAGATACTAGGAATCTACCTCTTGGATCTGGAGTCCATATAACCTCAGAATCTTGTACTCCTCCTCTCCATGAAAAATAACCTCGTGTAAGCACTCTGTCTCGCATTAGACCTTCATTACTGTCGATCTGCTGATATATCTTTGTTAAGTTATAGATTGATGCCTTTGACTCATCTCTGAACGCGTGAGACTCAGTTCTTGGGTATTGTCTGTATTGCTCATTTAATGCATCTGGGTCCGACTTTAATGCTTCGATCTCATTATTCCAGTACGTAACAACTCCAATCTCGATCATTCTACCGTCGATACCCATGATTGGCTTCGATGGATCTTCAATGACTGCATGTCCGTATTCATCTATGAATCCTTCATAGTTATAATCCATTGGTATGAATAGAGCGTATAGTCCGCTTTTTGTTTGACCGTTTTTATCTCTTTTAGATGGATTTGAGTCATAGTACATATCCTTGAAATTCTGCCCTCCCTTAGCTAGTGCATTAACAGTTGATCCCATTAAGCACTTACCGATGATTCTAGATCCAAGTCGTAAACATGTCTTTGTTACACGCCAGTTATTCTTTATGTTGTTGGGTGCCAACCATTTACCAGATTCATCGTGAACTAATGTGAGTAGCTTTTGACCATCATATGAGTTGTCTGCTGTATTCTGCCAATCGATAGTTGTGTCTAGTCCTGCTATCTCATCAACGTCATTCTCAGACATGTTCTTTTTGGTAATCTTTTTGGCTGGAATTCGGAATGAAAGCTCAGTCTTTGGATTATCCATACCATCTTGTATGGGCTTAAAGAAGAACGGATAGTGTCTCTGAATTGGAACTACCTTTCCAGTAAACATTTCTTTCGCATCGGCTCCAGTCTTAGATAGGATGCCAAGTTTTGCATCTTTTGATAATGTACCTTGATTGACAATTTCGGATGAAGACATGAATGAGAATCCAGAACGTCTATTCTTAAGATAGCACATACCAAAACATCTGTCGTCTGCCTTGCATGCTTCCCAGAAGATCCAGAAGATCCTATTTGATTCACGAAAGTCTGGTAGTCCAACATCGATCTTGGACCACTGCAAATACATATAATGGCTTCCAGTTATGTATGTTGGCTTGCCTCTGTTTATAAACCACGTTCCAACGTCTCTTTTTTCGAATGCATCTTGAATGAAGTCTACCCACTTTACCTTGAATTCGTTTGGCTGTGCGTTCCAATCAAATATAGTCTTGAGTCTTGCTAGTTCTTTCGGATATTCAACTGGCTCCCATTTATTTATGCCTTTTGGAATGTCTTTCGGTTTTGATGGAAGTGCAATTTTAAGTCCGTTTATTTCGTAAATATCCCCTATGGTTCCATCCTTAGATATGACAATGATATCATGTTTTTTGTTGTATCCATAATCCCACCCTTTATTTTTGGCGGTCCCAGCGGGTAAAACATTATCAAGTATGGAGTATAGTGACATTTATTTCTTTGGGTCTTTGGCTGAGTTTTCAGCGAATGATGTTGGTATTAATGCAGCTTTTGCTGCAATATCTGCCTGATCAGCTGATGGCTGTTCGTCCTCGATCTTAGTAAGTATTGCGATTGCATCTTCAAATGCTAGTCTTTTTGCAGCTGCAGCAGTCTTCATTTTGTCAGCAGATAAGTCTTCTGAGCCTCCAGTAAGAATTGGATCTCTAAGTACCTTGATTAATTCATCTACAGCAATAAGTCCTGCCTCTAGTATTTCTGTTCGCTTTTCAGACATATCATATTTGTTTTCATTCGATATAACTTCCTTCCTTCAATATTGAATTCATATTCAGAGTCTGGCATAAATCCAATCTTAGTTCCTGACTTTATGTCCGATTGATCTGAATTTGGATAAACCATGATACCAAAAAGGTATGCCTCCTCAGATGCCGTATGCACTGTAGATGCTGAATTATCGTTTTGAATTGGCTCAACGAAACAGAATGGCGCGATTGCATTCCAATCTCCTCCAGCTGATCTGTATGCGTATGCTTCCAGTGGATCGATTAGATAATTATCTCCAAACATAAAAGACCAAGAACTACGCTCCTTTCCTTTCATGTCGTTATAAAGTCTGAATGTATTATGATGCACGATTATTTCGTCGCCAATTGACACTGGCCCAGAATAATTAACTGGAGTATTTAATACCACAGCTATTCGTTGTGTAGATAGATGGTCTTCTTTGGATGCTGAGGTGATTAATTCTACTCCTTCAACATCTTTTTTATTACTGTATCTATCTCCATCCTTTGGTTTGGCTATAAAACAGTTTGGGGATCTCATTAGAATTCTAGATAATGTTCAACCATTACTGGCATATTGATTATTGACTTCCACTTAATGATCTCTTGGTCCTTGTTTTTCACCCAAACATCAAATCCGTTATCTGTCTTTCTAATCTCAGATACCTCATGGGAATTAGAAAGAACTGATCCTCCCACTTGAAAGTTCATCGAGTGAAGAGGATCAGTGCCTATTGATATCTTACGAATTAACATTGACTTCGCCTGTTTCCATATTAATGGAAGCTCCTTCTCCATATTTCTTGGCTAGTGCTGATCGCTTCTCATTTAATTGGTGGTCAATACTTTCTAGATGTGATACTGCTCGAAAGTTAGCTAGTGCTAATTCAGATACTCTGTTTCTAAGTTCTGAATGCATCTTAGTTAAGTGAGTAAGTTCACTCAATTCCTTTTCTGATAATTTCTTCATTTTGATTTAATTTAGTTACTGCAAATATAGTTAAAAAAAAGAAACCCTCAGATTGCGCTGAGGGTCTGACATTAATTACTCATTAATGTGTGGTTGTTAGGCCCCGAATGTGATTGTTTTGTGGTAGATTTTAACTCTTAATGTGCCGTTTCCTTGTGTTATAACATCATCAGTAGTACTTATAATATATAATGATGAACCGATTGAAAAATCGCTAAGGACAAAAATGCTTCCAGAGTCAGCATTTCTATTTAATGAAGGAGTATAAATGGCATACTTCTTATCTGTTGTAGTTAAAATTTCAGGTTTCAGTAAAAACAATATGTCATTATCTCTAATCTGAATATTCCAATAACTACCGTCATATGAAAATTCAGTATCTCCACCCTGATACTCAAAAATAATTTTTTGAATATCATAATACTTATTATTGTCAGTTAATGCTGGTAGTAATTCAATAGCTGTTGTTGTGCTATTAAATATCTCAGCAGATGAAATGTTTACTATTGTTTCGGTGTATTCAGAACCGCCACCGTTGATAGCTCCAACTTTCTCTGCAATCTCTTCAATCGTTACCATTGATGACAACCCATTCGATTGGGATGATCTGTTCTCTGGTGTAGGTACTGACGCGTCAACACCTAAAAATTTTACTCCGTCTTCAATCATTTTATGCTTCGTTTTTGCTTATTTCTCCTTTTGCGCTTAATTCTATCTTCCGAACACTTGCTGGCTGAGATACTTTCCATGCTGTTCGTCTTGCCTTATAAAGTCTTGATTTAAGTATTCTAGTGACACACATCATGTTTCCTTGATTTCCTCCAAGGACGTGATAACAATCTTTATCTTCTCCTACATAAATACCTACATGACCTCCACCATCGCGTTTAAATGTAAGGATATCTCCAAGCATTGGCTCGCTTACTTCTGTTCCGTATTTAGCCCAGTTTAATGCCCATAATGGTTGTTTTGGGTAATCAACTTTTGCCATGTGAGCTGCGTATGCAATAGCTAATCCGCACCAAGGAACTTCGTCAGCCTTATATACGTTATCAAGTCCAGTTACTTTGGCCCATCTTAATATCTCTGGATTATGTTTATATCCAGCAATTTCTTTTACGCCAATCATCTTCACTGCCTGTACTAATATCTGTGGCGCAGTCTCATTCTTTAAAAAGTCGTAGCTCATTATTTTTTGAATTTGTAGATTAAGTATAAAATAAGTATGATTAATAGGCCGACAATAACCAAGAATACGCCCCAAGGAAATGGCTTCTCAATTTTCTTTTTAGCGTTGTTGTCAGAGTTGACTATTTTCTTTTCGACTTTCTTGATTTTCAATAATCCAGCAAGACTATCCTCTAATAACTTATTCTTTAGTTTAAGCATCTTCTCAGCGTGTTCAAAACTATCTCGTTCAGCTTTTGCCATGTGACGAATCTCCCACTTTGTTTTAGGTGGCTCGACTTTTGGACATGGCACTTCCACTAAAACCTCTACAATAGAATCCTTGCCATCTTTGCCTTTGATAGTATCTCTTAATGTTACCGTTACTGGATCGCACTTATAAACATATCCAAGAGCTTCAGCTTTGTTGTGATGCTTGATTGCTTGCTTTGCTGTATCACAGCTGGCGGCTAATATTACGAATAACATGTAGATTATAAATTTCATTCTTTGTCGATTTTTTTATTCCAAACACTAAGGCCAATTGCAGATGCTGAATATGTTACAAATCCCCAGAAAACAAATTCAAGAACTATAAATTCTGGCTTGAATATAGGAATGAATGCATACATTAATGCAGCAAAAAATGCAGATATTGCTGCCATTCTTTTCAGCTCATATCTGCCTTTCGGCTTTAATGTATCACTTATAACTTTTCTTAACCCCATTTTATTTTTCCTACTGGATCATTTGGAAGTACTGCGTATTGCATATCGCGATACATAATATCTTCATTTACATCAACCGATGATGACATGCTCTTGTATGTTAAAATCAATTCTCCTTGACATGCTGCTAGTCTATCTTCAAAGGAATTCATCCTTGTATTAAAATAGAATGCAGCAATAACAACAAATCCTAACAGATTATGTTTTTTTAATAGTTCTATAACACTAAGAGCAGTCATATTATCCGAGAGTTATGCAGATAGATCCGCTAGTTAAATCAACTGCCGAGAATGGCTTATTAATATCTACTGGAGTGATTATAGCTCCTGCTTTTACTGCTGTGGCTGGTGTTGAAATGTATGTTGATTTCACGTCCACTCCAGCAACCTTTAATGATGCAAATACAGTATCTTCCAATACTTGGATTCTGTAGATTGTGCCTTCATATTCTGTGGCATCATTGATTACTTTTGATCCAGCTCTAGCTGTTAGTATGTCGTTGTAGTTCATAGTTTAACACTTTTTTGATCCCCCGCGACCCCTGTTGGTTTTGCGATGTTCTTTAACAATTGTTCCGTCTTTATTATGGCTTGCATCAATTGGACTTCCTTTTGGAATACCTAACTTCTTTCTTGCTGCATTTGCCTCAGTACGTTTCTTAATGGCTTCTGGTTTTGCAGCTGCCTTTTTTGATGTCTCCTGATGCTTCTTGCGGGAATCTGGATTATCTCTATAGAACTGTGCTGTCTTGCCTAATGCCATAATTACTTATTTAACTTTTCTTTTCTTTCCATACATGGCACACAAGGTATTTTTGTGTCTCCATTTACGATCAGATTGGTCAACTGATGGATACCTGTCATTTTTAATACAGATTCTACAGCATCACCCAGCCCAACTTGCTTTTTAATTAACCTGATTTGCATTGAAATACAAAGTTAGTGATTTATTTTTAACTTAGGTTTTTAGTAACGTTTGTTCTTTCTGAACTTGTCATATCTGCTTCAACTCTATCAACCGTATCATTAATATCTCTGAATGTTACAGTTGCTATACCTCCTCCTAAATCTACAATAGTTGATTTTCCAAATGAAACAGCACTCATTAATTTCATAATATCTCGCATAGAATATTCACCTTCTAGTTTAGTAGCAAATACCTCACCTGCAATATCTGCTGCAGAAGGTAATGCTGAAATATTTGCTGTACCTTGAATATAACCATATCCAATAACTTCACATAGAGTACTAAATGTTACTGTTGTTGATCCAAACATGTCAGCTAATAACTGAGCAGAACAACTAACGGTAAATGTTACTGTAATAGAACTTTCAATGTATCCAAATCCTATAATACTACATGAAGTATCAAATGCGGAATAAGAGTAGCCTGCAATTTCACCATTTTCTAATGGAAATAATATCGCTTTGGGTAGTCTATATCCATTTGGAAAAGATGTAATAGAAGAAACTTGAGGTATTGATTGTAACGCAACACTTGGATTTATGCGATTTAAGTTAAATCGCATACTAACTCCACTACCTCCAACACCAATACCTCCCTTAATTCTTTGAGAATTAATTATAGATCCTCTAATCATTGTAAATTATTATTGTCTTTTATTTTAATAAGTACATCAATTAGCTCTGAAACTTCCTCTGTAGAGTAAATTTTAAAAGATCTTCCATCTTCAAATTCAATTACAGAGCCATTATTAACTTCTTCTGAAATAAAATCTTCTTTTCCGTTTACGAGTATCATTATCCCCAAATATTTGATAATGTTCCACTAAATACACTTGACGAAACCATCGCTCCACCAGTTACTCCAATAAGCCCCAAACAAGCATTATCCTCAATAACAGGTAAGATGTCAGATCCAGTTAAAAAATCAATTAAATTTCCTGTATTGATAGCATAAATATCAATCTCTGCTAAAACTTTTACTAAACAAACAGCTACGGTTCCTGTTGTTCCAGATGCTAATGTATATGAATCAATTTTACGAACTCCTTTGTCTGTCCCTGCTAATGGTAAGAATGGATTACCATTGTTTAAAAACAATGTAGATACAGGGGCTGAATTGGCAGGAGATGTCATTGCTAAACCAACATTACTTCCTGTCCCACCATCATCTGTATATGTAAATGTAAGCGCTGGAGAAGCAGCACCTAATGCTGTTTGAACAGTAATAATTGGAAATACATTATTACCATTTGTATATCTCGGAAGTGTTGCTGCATTATTTAATACTGTAGGAGTGCCTGTAACAACTAACGATGGATAATATAATAAGAAATCTACAAGGTAAAATGTAGTAGGAACAAGTGTTGCTGTTGGAGATTGAATCTTTAAAGCTGTAGCATGACGAACATCTGGAGTTACAGAAGCTGTTCCAACATTTAATGCCCCTTGTGTTGATCCATTCATAACTGTTGCAACACCTGCTGAACCACTAAATGCCCCTGCTGTTGGAATACCATTTGCTGTAAAAAACTCATGCCATCTACCTGCAGCGGAAGCAGCTCCGTTGACTGTTGTTTTCTGAAATAATCCTTTATTTGATTTACCTGCTGCTTTGGCAGCATATATCGAATCTAATCCTGTAATTGCCATTATACGTTTATTTGAAGTGAGTTAGCTGTAATTCTTGGTGCTATGTTTAATGTGACAATAATAGGATCAACAAGAGAACCTTTAAATAAAATCACGGATACTCCTGCTGATTCCTTTACAATTGACCAATGTGTAAGTGTTTCAGTTCCTGCAAGAGTTCTTGACGGAAAAATAACATCTGCCGTATTTTTTATATTACGAAGTGCAACTGTCCATCCTGCTCCACTTCTAGGAACAGCAACTCTAGCATATCCGTCGTATGCTGCCTCATTTGTAGTTGCATCTCCTGCATCTCCTGCATCAGCAGTATGTAGTGCAACAAAAAAGTCACCTACAGTTGCTGAATTTTGTAATCCAGAAACATCGCCTATATTAGCAATGTCTGAATTGTTAAATAAGTGTAATGCTAATTCATTACCAAATGTATTTGAAATACTACTCATAATTTATCGTTTATTTTACCAACCTTGAGGATAATAGCCATTTGATGATCCAGTAGCTCCAGTTACTGTTTTCCATACTGGATTACCATCTGCATCAACTCCCACATATTTATCAATAGCAGTGTCTCCAGACGCAAGTATTTCAGCAGGTATTTTATCATCAGCTGTTACTGGATGAATTACACCTCTAACTAACTTTGCTAGTCTGGTATTAACTTTTCTCATTACTTTCTTTTGATCTTCATTGCTTTAGCTTCCAATAAGGCCTCATCCATTTCTTTTGCTTTTTCTCTAGCTTTTTTTACTTCTATCATTTTACCAATGCCAGTAACTTCTGAATATCTAACTTTATTTTTCATACTAATTGCTATTTACCTGCAAATTTACGAAATTTGTACAAATAATTGAAAATGGCAAGAAGAGTTAAGAAAAAGAAGTACGAAGTACAGATAGTTAGAAAGCATTATTACAGACGTGAGCCAAGTCTTGATGTGCTGAAGTATTGGAGAATTATTAGACGGACTGTATGTAGACGAAATAAACTTCGTGAGCCAGAGCTTGATATGCTGCTGTTTTTATATTCTGAAGGACTTTTTAACTACTACAAGTTTGTTGAGTATGGAAACTTCTTTGGATGGGACCGAAAAAGATTCTTGAAATTAAGAGAGGGCGGATGGATTCATTTGTACCGAGATAAAATGGGTGGTGAACATAGACTTTATGAAGTTACTCGTAAATGCAGATATATGCTAACTGAGATGTACAAGAATTTAAATTTCCAAGAAGAGATTTGTATAATCCCAGCAAAAAATCCTATCTTCAGAAGGGAAACCTACTCAGATAAGATTCTTGCCATGGGGATTTTAAAGTTTAATGAAGAAGTTCGAAAACAACGTGTTCCAACTAGTACGGTATATGATCCCCGTACAAGTTAATGCCATACTTGTTGCACATGATATTCAGATGCTTGTAGTACATTTTTAGATTTCCGATATTGTATCCGTGTTCGCACATAAATTTGTGATACCACCACATTAGTGGCTTGCTGGTAGATTTATTTACCTTTGACCAATTCATTCACACACCGCTATTAAATCGCGCTCTCTGATCATTGTAAATAATTCCCCGTCCATTCTAACGTCAAAGGCATTAACCTTGTCGTAGTAAATATCAACACCTTCTCTAGCTGATTTGACTAGTGGTCCAAAAGAAATTACAGTACCCCTCTGGTACCGTAATTCTTTCGTGTCTTCAGCAGTTAAAAGTAATCCTCCAGAAGTTTTATGCTCCTCGATTACCTTGTTGATAATTATAAAATCATTTAACGCTTTCATCTGCTCTCATATTTGTGATTATTGCACTTGAAGAAATGATTGTTGTAGCAACTGATACTGCATTGTTAAGTGCTGATTTAGTCACGAGAGTTGGGTCTGTTACTCCCATTTTAATCATGTTCCCAAACTTTCCAGTCTTAAGATTTTTGCCGTATCCTTCTTCTGCTTTGAATTCAATCTCATCCATGATCACTCTTGGATCTTGACCTGCATTTATAATTATCTGCTTGAATGGAGTCATTAATGCATGAGACATGATCTCACGCGCTGCATATAGATCTTTGTTCTGCTCGAAATGATCAACTGGAATAATAGATGCTGCGTTGAATAGTGAGACACCGCCTCCAGCAATGATTCCGTCTTCCATCGCTGCAGATACTGCGCGAACTGCATCGTCTGCTCGATCTTTCTTTTCTTTTGCTTCTACTGGAGAATTGGCTCCAACGTAGATGATACCAACTCCACCGTCGATATTTGAAATTCGGTCAGTGATGTCTTTCTTTTCGAATAATGAAAGTTCTCCAGTAAGTTTGCTTCTTAATTCTTCAAGTCTGTGTTGCAATTTTTCATCATCTTGTCCGTCCTTGCGATATAGAACTGTTCTGTCTTTTGATATAATCGCTTTTGCGGCATTTCCTAGCCCTTCTGACGTGATTAAATGTAATCCATCTCCTATCTCTTCAGAATAGAATTTAGCGTCGAATGCAGCCTCTAAATCGCGCATCATTTCTTTTTGTCTGTATCCGTGATTTGGCGGCTCGACATGGCATCCTTTGATGTTGCCTTTCTTGATATTTAAATTGAATGTGTTGATTGCTGCTGGAGACATGCGTCCGATGATAAGTAAAGACCTGTCTGCTTGCATGATTGGAACAAGTATCTTTTCCATGTGAGAAAGATTGTTGATCTCCATGTCTGTAAGTAGGATGAATGGATTGATTAACTCACATGTTTCCATTTCTTCGTTGGTGATCATTGCAACGGATGAATACCCGCGATCAAACTTAAGCCCTTCGATAACGTCTGTGTGGGTTGTTGGAGTTTTTGAATCCTCAACTGTTACAACTTTTACTTTCTTGAACATGTCGGCAATAAGCTTCCCAAGTACTGGGTCATTGTTTGAGGATATTGTTGCTACATCCAACAGGTTACGATCTGTAACTTTTTTTGATTTTTTGCTGAGGTATTTGATCACGTCCTCTTTGATGTCATTCATATGACGGATGACTTCTGTGACGTTTGTTTTGTCGTCAATCATTTTTTCAGCCTCGTCTAGAAGTGCCTCTGTAAGTACTATCGAAGTACTGGTTCCGTCGCCTGCTACTGATGCAGTTCGGTTTGCGGCCTCTTTTACGATTGTTACAGCAAGATTTTCTACTGGGTCATACAGGTTGATATTCTTGGCTACTGACACACCGTCTTTTGTGATTGTCGTACCGCCTACATGATTTTCTGACTCCATGATTACATTCCTGCCGAATGGACCAAGGGTTGATTTGACTGCTCCTGACAATTTCTTAATGCCAGCCTTTAGTTTGTCTTGACCGTCTCCGTCAAGATATACGTGCTTTGGTATCATTTTAATTAAATTTAGTTTTGGCAAATATAGTTATTTTTTGATACTTGCGACTTATATACATAAAATAATTTGTATAAATGCTTCGAGATTTTGCGATAATCTCGCAGAAAAGTATAAAATAATTTGCTTTTTATACATGTTTCAGTTTTCATGTACAAATATTATTTACAATTTATGCATGTTTTGTAAAAAGTATTTAGCATAAAAAACCCAGTTAGTTTCTATTCGTCAATAGTCTTCACTGGGGGGTTCGTCATAAGTTATATGGCAGAGCAGTTATGAATTTCTTCAGGTGCTGCAGCAACCAATTTCCTTTACACGTGAAAAGACCTAATCGGGTGCGGTGTTCCAACGAGAACCGTATTAGGTACTGTTGTCGCAAATATAGTCAATAAATGCGACACTATTTGAGTTTTCGAAAAACAAATTCAAAAATAATTCCATAAGCCGATCTGATGGTAATTGTAATCCAGAATGCCATCCAGAAATCAGTCAGTCCAATCGCGACTAAAAACATGGCTACATCCAAGCATCTATTTCTGCACCACTTCATTAGATGCCAGCCGTCAGTCAGAAATACAAGTACTGTGGATGATAGTGGGAATCGTTCTTTTCGTGGTATTGTTGAGTAGTCCCATTTATTCATCCAGCTTAATTCTGGATTCCAGAACTGACTTCTACCAGTGTATTTAAACTGAAGGAAGTCCATCACTGCTTCGAATACAGCAGAGACTAGTATGAGTATGGCTGCTGCTATAATCATTGGATGTGTTTAAAGTTTCTGTAATACCAAATCACTCCTCCGATAAATCCACCATATGATCCGATGAATGCTCCAATAATTGGATATGGATCGCTTAAATATCCTTCGCTGATCCAATATGGAAACAGCACACACATTGTAATGCTAAATAGTATTTGCAAAATGTGTATAAAATGCCAAAAGTATTTCATAATCTTCTTTTTAATTCTGTTAGTACTTCATTCATGTATTCTCTCTGACTTTCTGTCATCTCTTCTTGTAAGTCTTTTTCAACGAAATTAATTGCTTCCTGAGTGTTTCCGCAGATATATTCCAGTCTTGATACTTGTTCTTGTGGGGTGATTTTCATACCTCTAGTTTTTCTAATAGTTTGTCAGTTATTTCAATAGCTGTGTCAATCATAGCGTCTATGTTTTCGAAGTCATGTGACAACTCCTTGGTTATTGCTGTCGCAATATACTCGCGCTTGGTTAGTCCAACACTCAAGTAGTTATTCTGTCCGTCCACAGC